GTGTTTGGTGTGGAACTACAAATATAAAAATAACAATAGAAAATAATACTATTTGTTTAGATTGTAATAATCTTAATCAAATAAGTATAAGAGAGGAATAATGACAAAAGAATTATGTGTATCGTGTTTAAAGGTTAATGAAAAAACACTTGCAGAGTGTGAAGTATCAGAAGTTGCAAGTAAGTTATGGAATTTAGATATAAACGATAAATATTGTTGGACTTGTTGGGATGAAATACATTACGAGTATCAAGACCTAGCAAGAGATGGCGATTGTTATTGTGATTTATGTAACTATAACGTAGGGAGGACAAATGCAAATGTTTGAGTTTTATTTAGACAGACCTGTTCCAGGTTTTAGAAACAAAAAGAAAAAAGTATTGTGGTTGTTAGAGACAGCAAGAGAATCAAATAGAAAGATTAAATCTATGACTTTTGTGTATGACTTTAACATACCAAGAATTAGCGGAACAATACATCAATTAAGAAAAGACGGACACGACATCTTATCACACGACTTACCAGGAGGCAGTTGTGAGTATGAGTTGATTGCAACCGCAGACGAAAGAAAGAGTTTGAGTGATTTAATTGAGTAACAGTGAGCTTTACTATGAACGCATGGCTAATCACATAAATAATGAGGAAGATTACCTAACACGTCATCTACATGCGAACAGACGTAGAAGAATTGTTGTAATAAAAAATATGATAAAAGACGGATATAGTGTCATTGATATTGCAAAAAAGTTTGATGTATCAAGACAACGTATCTACAAGATATTGGAGGCAAGTAATGACTGAAATATATTTAGCAATGTTAGTTATTGTAGCTTACGTTACAGGACGAATCATTGGACAAGTGCAAACTAAAAGAAAATTTATGCGAGTTTACAATCGTAATAAAAGATTAATTGAGAAAGGAAAAGAACTGTAATGCCAAAGTTTGATATTAGCCAATACGAGACAGTTGAGGAAAGACTTAAAAAATTTTGGGCAGATTATCCCAACGGTCGTATATGGACAGAGGAAGTATTTGTAAGTGATGACGCAAAGACTGTAATATTCAAAGCGTTTGTTTACATAGATAAAGAGGACATAAATCCTGTGTCAACTGGGATAGCGGAGGAAACTAAAGGACAGGGTAACACCTACGTCAACTCTACATCTCATGTAGAAAACTGTGAGACATCTGCTATTGGTAGAGCTTTAGCTAATTGGATGTATCAAGGTAGCGATAAAGCAAGACCAAGTTTACAAGAGATGACAAAAACACAGGCATACAAAGACGACAAAGTAGAAGTTACAAAAGGCAAAGTTGTACGACCTACAAAAGAACAAAAAGAACAAATGGAAAAAGTCGTTGATGAGATGGTTGCAGAGCCTAAGACACCAACAGGTAAGAGTAAGAAAAATGCAAACCAAATGTTACATGTAATGAAATCTGTTTGTAGTAATGACAAGCAACTTAAAGAGCTACAAGCAACTGCATACGCCCAAGTTGTAGAGCAAGATGGATTTATGGAGGATGTAGAGAAATGGTCAAGCGATATGATGACAAGATTCTTAGATTTGTTTGAGCAACTTTACAAAGAGACAACAGGTAGCATAGATAATGTAGATAAAGTTTTTGATGTGGAGGGAGGTGATGACGTGAATTGGAAAGAAAATCCTGCTAGTGAAAAACAAATGAAATGGGTTAATGATATTGTTACAAAAGCAACAGACCAAGAGGCAGACTTTTTACCTGAACTCAAAGAGATGTACGGTGATGGTAACATAAATGGTGAGACTGCATCTCAAATTATTGACAAATATAGTGACAAAGTCTAATGGCAGATGAACTAGAACGTATATCTTATAACGTAGAAAAGTTACTAAAAAAGCTACAAAAAAGATACCCTGAGTACGATTTCTCTCAACCGAATAGACCTGACCGAGTGCATAAATGTGTAACAAAAAATGACAGACCTGGTGAGTATGCTACTGACGTTGAGGGAAACGACTTTTGTATTAGACAATATAAACAAACAAGAGATGATAACCCTTACGTGTACGATATTAGGACATGTAACGCTATCATTAGAACTAAAGAACAAAAAGAAAACATGATAAAAGGAGTGTTTTAATGGCTAAACCTAATATTTTTAGTGAACCAAAAGAACTTAAAAAATGGGCTATTGATTTAGCTAATGCATGTGGTGGACAAGAAGTAACACAGACAAGCATAAAACTTAACAAGCACAGCGTAGCAAAAGTAGATAAATTATTAGAGCAGTTTGCAATAGATTATAATTTTCATATGCAAATGATGAACGAAGTTAGAGAACAACAAGATAAAAAAACAGAGGAGGAGTAGTGTGGATGGATAAACCTTTGTTAGATGATTTAGATGATGAGTTAGATTCAATAAAATGTCGTGTTTGTAAACAAACTGATGTTTTAGATGGTAAGACTGGTCTTTGTTACAACTGCAACAGAGGATTCATCTAAAGTATTGCTAAATTATCCCAACCTTTTTTGTTAACTGTGAAAGTCAACACACCTGGATGTGACCACAAACCTGTACGAGATGTAAAATCTATGCTTTTATCTAAACTAGGAGTTTGAAACCACGTACGATTACCTTGTTGTTTACTACGAAAATGATGATAGTGACCTGTAACAAGTATCTCTGCCTCACCACTAGGTAGGTGTCCATACATCTGACCTTTCCACCAATTCTCTATCTTTGTTTCAGGATTCCCACTGCCACCACTCATATGCCCATGCGTCCAGGCACAAGTCTTTGATTTAATTTTTATAACTTGATGGTAAGAATCAGGAACTACAACTTTAACTTTCTTATATCTATCTACATTTGCTTTCATTATCTCTTCACAAATTTGCAAGTGCATTGTGTCACTGTTGTCTAATCTATCTGTAAACACTTGACCTTTGCCTGACCTTGACATCTCGCCATGATTTCCTGGCACACCACAAAGAGTTATCTTATCTGCTAAAGGTAAGAAAGTATCTACTGTTTTCATAATCATAGAACGTGCTAGAGCATATTGTTCTATAAGTGAGAGTTCGACATTGTATGGTTGTGAATCGTAGAAAGCACTTGTACAGTTTTCTGTGAGGTCACCTAACCCCACAATATATATTTCATCTATCTGTACACCTAATTTACGTAAATCTTTTATTCTGTTTACTGCGTCCTGGAGTGCAATATCATACCTTTTTATTGTATTTGCCACACCAAAATCTTTTTTACCTAACTGCCAATCAGCCATAAAAAACAAAAAGGCTGTATCGCCTCCATATGTTTTAAGTTTTAAAGGTGGTTTCTTTGATGCTTGTTTAAATAAAGCCTTAAAATACTTGTCATGTCCAGGATTTCTTTTCTTTACAATGCCTTTAAATGCATAAAATGTTGTGGTTTCACCACCTTTTAGTTGAGTATTCCACGCTGAGGCACGTACTGAGCCTTCTATTTCATATAATTTAGGGTCAAATCCCCATTGTAAGAGTATGTCATCAAACTTTTCCCTGTAATTAGGGTCAGTTCCTACGTGTGTTATCTCACCTAATCCACTCTGTTCGTTGACTTCAAGACCAGGTTTCCAACCTGATTTATAGAAATTATTACCCCACTCTTCAGGTATAGGTTCTTTACGTGTAATACATCTCCAATCCTGTCAATAGTATTATACAAGATTTATAAGATAAAAACTACTTACTGATTTGTTTTTTAGCGTATGTCTTTACAACTGCTAGGGCTGCACCACCACCTGCGATTGCTGCAAGTTGCACGGAATTTGCGTCAATTCCTGCCAATGGAGCAACTACCAATGCACCGATAAATGCCTCGATAAATGTCCAAAGGGTACGTTCTAGCATGTCTTTTAAGTCATCACTCATTTTGTAACTCCATGCCTCGTTCCAAGGTGTCCACCCCACATCTTTTTTAAATGTGCCGTCTTGGTTTCTTTTTCTTTTATTTTTTTCAAATAAATCACTCATATTATGTTCTTTCCATCAAGTTTAGCAGTCAAAACCTGTATTTCACCGCTTATCTCTTGTAGTTTCTCATACATATCTGTAGGTTCTTGTGCCTCTAATTGTATTTTACTGTACTCAATAGTCACATCATTACCTGCTAATAACTGTGCAGATATTTTTGGATATAATTTTTTATACGCATTTGCTGAACTGCCGACCATCCCATTAAAGTTTACATCTAAATCTTGTTGACTATCACCAACTATAAGACAACCTGATGTGTGTTCGTCTGTGTTGCCTTGATGAATTAAGATATACTCAAATCCTGGAACAT